CGAGATACCGAGTCGCGCGCGCTCTCTCCTCCGGCGCGTCCTGGTCTCAAGACTGCATCGACAATCTTGCTCTCGTTCGAGTCGCGATAGTTGTAATGACACAGTAAAGATGCGAGCGGATCTGCGAGTAAAGTGCAAGCTTTCGACAGATTATCCGAAAAGAATCCTGTTCCCTTATGCGCCCACGCTCGTACGTTCGACGCGATCGCGAGACTGGATGAGGCCAGTGCAAACGCGTCGATTGTATTCGCAATACCGGCGCACGCAAACTCCTTCATGTCGATGACGGCCTCGGTTATCGGTCGCGCCGTTCCTAATGCGATTTGACGCGATCTTGCGTGATAGCGGTGCACGAGGAGCGAGTACATGTTGTTGATAGCAGATGAAGGTTCTGTGAGCAACTTCGCTTGTTGTTTAGTTGGCACGCTGGGTATTTCGCTCGCTATTATCGCCGATACGTATGCAAGTGGATTGTTTACTAGAACTTGCGATGCGCGGCTTAGTGTTGTGTACGCACGCGCGATTGACTCGGCGGGTAAATCGATCGTAACTGGGTCATCCACAATTGAGTCGAGTTTTTCTGGTATGATGAACCCGAATCGCACGCGACCACTGATCCGACTTTTCCACCCGAGCTGTTGATACACGCTTGTTAGTGTCAGGTAAAGAGCCTGAAACACGACAGGATAGTCGTGCATCCCGCCGGACAAGATTCCAGAACGGTCCGAACAGAAGTTCATATGCGTCGGAACTGTTCGCGAGCCAAGCACAGAGAACGGTGCAGAATTTATTCTGGTGTGCCGATGCACCGCGGTGCCGCCGAAGACCGTTGGGAGGATGACCGCCAATGTGTCGTAGTCCCACGGACACCGCGTACGAATGATACGGTCGAGCAGGTCTCTCAGTATTGGACTACCGCCGGTCTCACTGGCGATGCGTACTAACGATTTGAGGTCGCGCATTACGCTCGAGTCGTCGTGTATTCGATAACCGTGCGAGGACTGTTTGACTTTTGTTCGTGTCCCGAAGTTAGGCGGATAAGCACCGACGCTACTTGTACACGCGCCCGTCGGTGCCCATGTACATGCGAACACCATGGGCGTCCGGCCGTCATCGTAGCCGAGATCAAAGTCGAACGGCGTGTATACGCCGATATTCGCGTTATCAATTACACCGATGCCCCATTTTTCGCGCATACGACGTACGAACTCGAACGGTTGTATTTCACCCCCGCCGCCATTCGTCTTGAGAGCAAAGTCGTAGCGTCTGGAGACGGTTTCTA